AGCGATCCGAGAACAAGGTTACAAGACACGTGCCGTTACGGTGAGTGACCCCAACTTAGTTGGAGAATCTCACCGCATTCGGCAGCGTCTCTGGCCTTGGTTGTTACGTGCTAAGCACATAACAGTATCGGACTCGTTACGTGATCCGGAACTCTTAGAGATCCAGTTCAAACACGCTGGGAGCAGGAGGAAAGTCTTCTCTGCCGATTTCTCGACGGCGACCGATGGTCTCACTTTCGAAGTCTTGGACTTCGTCTGTGAACACTTGAACATCAACCCAAGGTTGGTGCATAGAGGGATGGTCCTCGGCGACCGCGTGGTGACACGCGGCTGCTTTATGGGCCTTCCACCATCGTGGTCAGTGCTGTCGATCGTCCACTATGCCATCGCACTATCTGTCGACGGAGGACACAGCTTTCGCATTAAAGGTGATGACCTGATTGCCCTTTGGACAATTCGGCAAGTCAACCTTTATGTGCATCGTTGTGCTTCCGTCGGGCTTGAGGTCAACTCAAAGTCGTCCTTAAGCCCCCTTTACGGGACTTTTTGCGAAGGTATGTATCGGCGATTCGGAGGGACCTTAAAGCGCCTACCGACTTTTTCTCTCAGATCGTTCACAGGACTCGAAGTCCTGCGACCGGAACAACTCTTGGAGTTGACCCGGAGATCCGTGAAGCTATCAGCGGTAAGGCGTGTTCAGCGCGCCACTCAGTGGACACGCTATAAGGCCCCTTGCAAACGTGAGCATGTCAGCATGTGTGCCCCTCCTGCCTTAGGCGGGATTGGGTTCATTCCAGCTGACCCTATGGAGCCGATGAAAGATCGGCGCGCTTGCTCCTTAGCCACAGCTCTCCACAATGGACAGCTGAAAGGAGCAACGCCTCGTATCCGCCAGGGTGCGTTCTTAGAACACGTCCTGGATTCTATGGATTCCGAGCTCCGCTACGTTTGTCTCAAAGGAGAAGACATAGTCTGTAATAAAATGGCTTATAAGAGTGCGATGGCAGCCAGGCTACCAGCACTCGCATTCTGGGCGGCAGTCGAAGGTGGTCGCGGTGTTTCTGAAACACCGCGACCTATCCAAGACGCCATCTCACGCGCTAAGCGCGTGAAAGGGCCACCCATGAAGCCATCTTATCTATCCACGATTGACGCTTGGAAGTTGGTCGCGCGCTTAGCGCCCGTTCGGAAATCACTCTTAGAGCTTTTCCCCGACCTCTCAACGTATGCGTGGAACAGTCTAAATGAGACGGTACCTATCAGGTGGTTGTGGTTCAACCACCGGCAGGAG